GGATCGCCCCGCCCTCCGCCTGGCCCCGCACGCACACCACCGAATGGCGCTGGCTGTGATCGAAGACGCCGCGCGCGCGGCGCACATTCTGGCCCAGCACGATCGGCCCGGCCGCCGGCTTGGCGAGGCTGGCGCGCGTGAGCCGCAGCGCGCCGGCGCCGGTGCCGGCCAGCAGCACGCCGCGTGCCGTCGCGGCGCGGCTGAGCGCTTCCCAGGCGGTCTCCCCCGGCTGGATCGCGAAGCGCGGGAAGGCCGGGCCGGCATCGGCCTCGGTCAGCACCTGCACGCCATAGGGCGCCGCCAGACGGCGGGCGATCTCGTCCAGGCGCAGGTCGCGCCATTCATGCGGGCCGTCCAGCACCGCCGCGCAATCCACCAGGTCGCAGACCCGGTCGCGCGCGACCACGGTCAGCACATGGTCGCGCTCGTCGTAGTTGGGCTCGACGGCGTCCACCCACCCATCCACCACCAGCTCGCCATCCAGCAGCAGGCGGCAGGCGGCGCCTGGCTTCACCGTCCGGGGGCGGGCATCCGGCGCGTCGGCCCAGCGCTCGGCCAGTTCCAGGGTGAACTTCGCGCAAGGCGCGTCCAGGCTCATCGTGGCCTTCATCGCCCGCCAGCCGCGATGCTGCTGGCCGCCGACCTCCAGCACGACATCGGCCGCGGTCACGTCGTGGTGCCCTCAAGCGCCGGGCGGGCGCATCCGCGCCCTTGGCTCGCCGCACCGGCGGCGGCCGCCATTCGGCGGCTCGGCCCGCGTGAAGGACGCGGGCCGCTCAAAGCACCACCTCGACCGGCACGGCGGCCGGCAGGAAGCCGGGATGCGGCGCGCGGTTGCGGGCGGCGATGGCCTCGCCCCGCGCAAACACATCGGCGAGCCCGTCGCCATCCAGCCGGAAGGCGAGCAGCGCGGCCGAGGTCGGCGCGGGCAGCGTCAGCTGCCGCAGCCTGGGCAGCGGCGCGGCGCGGTCTGAGATCTCGGCCAGGATCGCGGCGCGCAGCGCGATCACCTGGCGCCAGGCGTCATCCCAGCCGGTCGCGGCGGCGTCCTCGGCCGCCAGGTCCAGCGCGGCGGCCAGGCGGTCGCGATCGGCCAGCGCATCCTCCCGCGTCGCCCATCCGGCGCCGGTGGCTGCGACGGCGGCGCGGGCTGCGATCAGGGCGCGGCACGATGCGGCAAGCGACGCCGCGGCATCGGCGGCGGCCGCGGCGGACGCGGTGGACCGATCGGCAGGCACCGCCACCAGCACCGGCCGCGCCGCGATGGCGACCAGGCAGGCCAGGGCCGCGTTCCTCGCATCGGCCGGCAGCGCGGCGATCGAGACGGCGACCGCATCCACCCTGGCGGCGACCTTCGGCAGGTCCGCCGCCTCGGCCGGCGAGACCGCCGCGAGCGACTGGATCGCCTGGCCGGTGACGGTGCCGGCGACCACGTTGCCGAGGCCGGCGCCGGTCAACCCGCGGCTGAACGTGCCCGCGAGGCCGGAGGCGATCTGCAGCACCGTCCCCACCGCCTGGTCGCCCATGACGATCACGGACTGCACCTCGGCCAGGGCTTCGCCCACCGCATCCGCGGCGTCCTGCACGAAGCCCAGCACGCGGCCGATGAGCCCGGCACCGATGCTGGGCGCGGGCGTTGCGCCGTAGCGTTCCAGGCGTAGGCGGAAGCGGGCGACGCGGCCCTCATTCGCGGCCAGGCTGACCTCGCAGGCCAGCACCGCCACCTGCAGCGTGCCGTACCAGGGGTGCACCAGTCGGGCGGGGCCCGCCTTGCCGGCGGCGCGGCGCAGGCGCTGCGCCTGCAGGGCGACGTCGTCGCCGAGCAGCAGCCCCTCGACCAGGAATGCGGCAGGGCCGGCGCCCAGATCCTCGTGCCAGGGGTCGTCGCGGCCGGGGAACTCGTGGGTGACCCACCGGCGGATCGTGGCGTCCTCGGACGCGACGATCCAGAAGCCGACACCGCGCAGGCTGGCCGGGCGCAGGAACCGCGCGAAGGCGCCGCCGACGCCGCCGAAGCCCAGCGCCGCGCCCGCGAGGGTTGCGAGCGATCCGCTCATGCCGCGCCCACCAGCAGGCCCTGGTCCACGTCCAGGCGCGTGCGCGGGTCGTTCATGCGGCCCGTGGCGTTGATGCGCCCGTCCTCCACCCGGATGCGCAGCACGCCGCCGGTGTCCACGCGGCCGGCGCCGCCGCCGAAGGACATCGGGCTGGCGCCGCCATCCAGCAGGCCCGGCAGGTCATCCAGGCTGGGGCCTTCCGGCACCCACCGGCCGCGGCTGCGCCGCTGGCGCTCCGGCGAGCCGGGGGGAGCCACGTCGTTCGGCGTGACGCTCTGGCCCGGGCTCAGGCGCGGGATCAGGTTCAGCAGGCGCTCACCGGCCGCGATGGCGCGGTTGAACGCCTCCGTGACGCCATCCCACTGCCGCCCGAACCAGTCGAGAACGCCGTCCCAGTTGCGGTAGAGCGCGGTGCCGGCCGCGGCGAGCTCGCCGATCGCCCCGATGGCGAGGCCGAAGGGCGTGCCGACCAGCACCACCGACAGCGCGGCGTCCAGCGCGTCGAAGAGGCCGATGATCGGGTCCAGCGTGCGCTGGAGCCAGGCGAAGGCATCGCCGGCGCGCTGCGCCCCAGCGGCGAGGCGGCCGAGCAGGCCGCCCTCCACCACCAGCGTCTCCAGCGCTTCAAGCAGGCGGATCACGGCTGCCGCGATGGCGTCGGCCCAGCGCTGCAGGCGGCCGTCGGCAGCAGCGCGGTCGATGGCGGCCAGCAGCCGCTCCAGCCGGCCGCGCAGCCAGTCGAAGACGCCGGCGTTCATGATGCGCTGCTGGAACCGGAACCAGGCGTCGGCGAGGTTCGACATCATGCCCGACCAGGACCGGCTGAGCTGCTCCATGCCGCCGCCGAACTTCTGCGACCAGGCGGTCTGGACCATGCGGGCCAGCATCTCGCGGTTGTTCTTCTCGACCACCGCGCGCATCCGCCGGCCGTGCGCTTCCCATTCCAGAACGATGTTCTCGCCCTCGGTCCGGGCGAAGATGCCGAAGCGCTCGATCGGATCCATCTCGCCCCGCAGGGCGGCCGAAAGCGCCTGCACGGCCTCCTCGAAGCGGGTGCCCATGATCGCGGCCGCGTCGCCGGCGGCGGCCAGCGCGCCGCGCGTCGGGTCCAGGCCGAGGTTGCGGATGTCCACGAAGGCGCGCGTCACTTCGTCGAGCTCGAAGGGGGTGCGCGCGGCGAAGTCGTTGACCCAGGCCAACGCGCGCTCGGCGGCCGCGGCGCTGCCTTCCACCTGGGTCAGCGTGATGCGGTATCGCTCCAGCGCCGCAGAACCCGCCAGCGCGGATCGGCCCGCCATGATCAGGGCCAGGCCGCCGGCGGCGGCAGTCACCACCGCAAGCGGGCGCACCATGTCGGCGATCGCGCCGGCGGCCTGGCGCGCACCGGTGGCGACGCGGCCCATCGCGCCGGCCAGCCGATCGGCGCCGCCGGCGCGCGCCAGCGCCGCCACACGCGCCTGCACGCGGGCCAGCGGCGCCGTCAGCCGGTCCACCGCTTCCAGCAGGATCTGCAGCTTGAGGGCCATGGCGGACAGGATCGCCCGGCCAGGAAACAAGATCGGCGCCCCGCGTGCGGGGCGCCGCTACTCTGAAGGGGTCTGAAGGGCGGTTGAGAGTGTCCCTACTTGCCCGCCTGCCGCTTCATCCAGCCGGCGGCGCGGGCGAACCAGAAGCGCAGCTCGGCCGGGCCCCAGCGGCGCCAGTCCGCCGGGATGCCGAAGCTGCCGGCGATCACGTCGAGCCGGCCGTCCCAGTCCGGAGGCCAGCGGGAATAAAACCCGCGACCGCGTCCATCACCTCCATGCCGTCCTCGATCCCGAGGTCGGCCATCTCGGCCGCGGTGACCCCGCAGCAGCGCGCGGCCAGGTGCAGGGTCATCGTCCCCTTGCCGGCATCGGCCGCGGCGTCCATGGCGGCGACCAGGTCGCCGAGCTTCAGCGGGCGCAGCACCAGCTCCGCCACGCTGTCCACCACCTGGCCGGTGCTGGCGCTGCGCCGTTCGATCGGCTGGCGCAGCGTGATCGTGACGGGGGCGCTCACAGGATCTCCTCGGCGCCGGGCCCGGCCATCCGGATGCTGACCTGCCCGCCTTCGCCGTCGCGCAGCGTGGGCGGTTCCGAGGTGAAGGCGTCGCTGATCAGGTATCGCTGGCCGGTGTCGCATTCGAAGACCACGGTCGCGCCGGTCAGGTTGCGGAAGAACTCCAGCGACATGCCGGGGCGCAGCGCCGTCTCGGCCTCCAGCATCGCGGGCACGGTTTCCTCGGCGTAGCCGACCAGGCGGCCGACGGTGACCGGGTTGCGGCGCACGCCGCCGAGGTCGAGGCTGGCGCCCCGCGCGGTTTCGATGACCTGGCCGTTCGCCCGGATGGTCGCGCGGCCCAAGAACTGCGGCATCTGTCTTCTCCTTCGCTCTCAGACGTCGTGCGAACGGCACGCCTTCGGCATGACGGGCGCGCGCATCCGCGCGCTTGGCTTCGCCGCGCAGGCGAGGGCCGCGTGCTGCCGCCTCACAGCAGGAACTGGATCTGCGCCGCCATGACGCGGAACTGGTTCACCAGGTCGGGCGGCAGCAGCGCGTCCACGCGGTTCGGGTCGTTCGGGTTCCGCATGACGATGAGGTCGCGCTTGAACTGCTCGACGCCTTCGACCAGCCCCGCTGCCTCCCACTGGACGAAGCGGGCGATGATCTCGGCGCGGATGGTGCCGGGCGTGACCACGTTCTGGCCGCGCGCGAAGCGCGTGCCGTCATCCGCAAGCTTGTGGCGCGGGAAGCGCGTGGCGATCAGCTGCCGCAGGTCCCAGCGCAGGAACGCGACCGTCTTCAGCGTCTCGACGTCCACGTAGCTCGGATCCTCGGCGCCCGAGGGCGCCAGGCGATAGGTCGTCACGGCGCGCTCGATCGTGACCTGGTCGGCGGCATTGGCGCGCCAGGTGGCAAGGCCGACGCGCAGCAGCTGGTCGCGCTCGACCCAGGTGAACCGGGACGACAGCGCCGGCGGGACCACGCCGGGCAGCGCCAGCGTCTGCACCGGCCGGGCCGGATCGGTCGCCAGCGCCGGGATCGCCGCCCCCGCGAAGGTGGCGGCCAGCTGCCACGGGGGCGTCGGCATGGCGCGGCTGCCGACCACGGTCACATGCGGGCTGTTGCGGGCTGCGCCGAAGGTCGTCAGATCGCCGAAGCTCCCGGTGCGGCCCAGCCATGCGTGGGTGTCCCGCATGGCGAGCGGCCCGAAATTGGCTGCCAGCCTGGCCTCCAGCGCGCTGATGCTCAGGTCGTCGCTGTGCGATGTCACGATATCGGTGAACCAGGTCTCGCCGAGCGCATCCAGGGCGACGTTCATGCCCGGATTGGTCGCGCCACTGACGGTCTGGGCGATGACCGCGGTGCTGCCGGCCGGCAGCGCCTCGCCAGCACGCATGTTCAGCCGGATATCAAGCGCGTTCATCGAGCTGCCGCCGTTGTTGGCCGTCAGTGTCAGCACCTGCGCGGCGGACGCGGCGCTTACCGGCAGGTCGGGATCGGCCAGGATGGCGTTGCGCAACAGCGTCGCCTGGGCGTTCTGGGCCGTGTTGTTCGGGATCGGCGCCACGACACGCCGGCCGCCGATGTACAGCACGATCTCACCTGCCGCAGTCGTGGTGCCTGCGAAGGAGATCGTCCAGGTCGCAGCGGTTGATCCGGGATCGTCGGCGAGGGACAGGCCCCAGACCTCGGTGGGCGGGCCGGCGGCGAACCAGGCTTCGAACATCTGGGTAATCAGGCAGCCGCGGCCGAAGAAGTTCCGGGCCTCCTGCACGCTGGTCACGCGCACCGGAACGGCACCCGGCACGCTGCCCTGCCCCGGGCGCCGCTGGCCGATCAGGACCACGCGCGCCGGCCAGGTGCTGAGCCCCCGCACCGCGCGGCTGTTGTCGATCTCGATGTAGGTCCCCGGCACGCGGACGCTGCCGGGGATCCCGTTGAAGCTGATGCTGGCGGACATCCGCGACTACTCCTGCTGCGCCGGGTCGGCGGGGGGGGAAGCCGGCTCGGGCTCGGCGGGCGGGTCGGCCACCACGACGTCGCCCTGCGCCACGCGGCGGCGCCAGTAGTCGTCGTCCGGCACCTCCGCCCCGGCCGGCGGCAACCACATGGCCGCCGCCGGCGCATCCGGCATCGGGATCATCAGCCCATCCAGGGCGGGGCGGACGAACATGCGGCTCTCCTGGGTCATGGCACCGCGAAGGCGGTGCCGGCGGCGGCGATGCGCCGTGCTGTCGCGGTGAAGCGGGCATCCGCGCTGACGCCCTCGGGCGCGGTGCCGTCGCCCTGGAAGCCGAAATGCACTTCCAGATACGCACCCGGGCCGAAGGGGCGCAGCTGCACCGGCGGCGTGCGGATCACGAAGCGCCAGGGCTGCGACCACACCGGCTGGAAGCCCGCATTCGCCGCCGCGCCGGACTGCCATTCGAAGCGCAGAGGCCCGCCGCCGCCGTTGAACTCGACCAGGCCGGCATAGATGCCGCCCAGGTTGACGGCGCCCGCTTCCAGCTCCGCCTCGATCACGGCTTCCACGATATCGCCGGCGGCCAGCCCCGCCTCGGCCGTTGCGAAGCGGTGGAACAGGCCGGCGCGGTAGATCTGCAGCCCGTCGCGCACGCCGACCAGCGTCAGCCGCTGCCATTCGCCGCCTGCCGGGCGCGGCGCCTTCGACGCCACCTTGGTGCCGGCCGTCTCCCCGAGCGTGTTGCGATAGGGCTGCAGGCCGCCGGCCGCGAAGCCCGTCCAGCCTTGCGTCGCCACCGCGCCGCTGCCGGCGTTCAGCGCGTTCGCGACCAGGCCCGTGTCGCCCGGGCGCGGGATTTCCGCGCCGCCGCGAACCCGCGGCGCGAAATAGTCCCGGATCCCCTGCGCCATCAGGAACGCGCCGCGCGCGCCGGGGTGGGTCACGTCGAACACCACGCCGGGCAGCGGCAGGCCGGTGACCGGATCGGTGGTCAGCGGCGACCAGTCGATCCAGTCCACCCGCCCCTCGGCCGCGAAGTCGCGCCACATCTGGTCCAGCGCATCGCGCGCCGCGAGCTGCGCCGCGCTGAAGCTGCTCTTCGCCAGGATGTGCCCGGCAAAGCAGCGCATGCCCAGCGCCGCGGCGGTGTCGAGGATCTGCGATGCGGCGCTGCGGCTGGCGGCGATCGGCGTCTGGGCGGTGGCGTCGTTGTGCCCCAGGCTCAGCAGCCCCAGGTAGCGCGGCCGCGGCTGCAAAGCGCCCAGCGCGCCCAGGCGCAGCGCGACATCCGCCAGGCGCTCGCCGGATACGCCCAGCTGGTGGGTCCGCCGGATGCGCAGCGCCCCGTCCAGCATCTGGCCCGCCCAGTGGACAGGCCCGCGATAATCGAAGCGCTGCAGCACCCCGCCGCCGCCGCCGGCGACGTAGCTGTCGCCCAGCAACGCGACGTCCACCGGCGCGACGGCGCGGCCATCGTCGGGCTCGGCCTGCGGCAGGACGACACGGTCGGACGCGTTGCGATAGACATGCGGCACCGGCGGCGGGGCGGGCACGTCGCCATGCGGCGGGATGTCCCAGGCCGCGTCGAAGGTGACGAAGGGCGCCAGCACATCGGGATCCACGCCCTGGGGGAATTCCAGCGGCACCTCGGCCACCAGGGCGTAGACGATGCGGCCGAGCTTCTCGAACGCATCGGCCTGCAGCTGCTCGGCGCTGGTGATCTCGACCTGGCCGGCGGCCACCGCGGGCGACCAGCCGCCGAGCGCGGCGATCGCCACCTGCACCATCTCGTAGGCGCCGATGGTGGCGGCATCGCCGCGCCGGCGCGCGCGCTCCCCGGCGGCGTTGCCGGCCAGCAGGTAGATGCCGAACTGGGCGCGCCAGACACCTTCCGGCCGCTCCGCGCGGGACATGCCGAGGAACGCGACATAGGCGCCGGGCGCCATCGTCAGGATGCGGGAGAGTTCCTCGGCCGTCAGGCGGTCGGGCTTGTGGTCCACCTCCTTCACGCGGCTGCCGAAGGCGTCGGCCAGCTGCGCGACGAGGGCGTCCTCCATCTGCGAGATGATCATCCGCGCCAGCCGGATCGGTAATGGCCGAGGTCGCCGGCGGTGACGTTGCGGGGCTCCCCCTTCGCCACCACCACGCCACCGCCGTCCTCGGCAGGCTCGGCGCCAGCGGCGTCGAGGCCGAGATCCGCCTTGCCCATCGCCACGTCGCGCAGGAAGGCGATGGCGTGGTCGCGTTCCTTGGTGACCTGCTCCGTGGGCTGGCGATCGCCGCCCAGATAGAGGTCGTAGCGGGCGATGGCGGCCGACAGCCGCACCAGCAGGCGCGGCGTGGCGGACAGCGGCAGGGTGTGCCGCTTGGCGATGTAGCCATCCGCCATGTCCCCGGCGTCGTCGCAGGCCCGCTGCACCTTCGCCTGGTCCGGCTGGCCGTGCGGGCCTGGCGCGAGCTGGAACAGCTCCTCCAGGCCGTAGCGGCTCAGCAGGTCTTCGGGGGTGCAGTAGGCCGGCATGAGAGGGCTCTCAGCGCGCCCTGCGGCGTGGCTTGTCGCCCTCCACCGCGGCGGTGTCGGCGCCCTCGCCGTCGTCCCCAGCGGCACCGGCGGCGTCGGCGCCGGTGGCGCCCCCAACACCACCGGCGCCCTCCGCCGCAGCGGGCTCGGCCTCGCCGAGATCCTCGACCAGGCCACGCGCGCCGAGCAGCAGCTTCGCCTCGACGGCGTCCACCACCAGCTCCGTGCCGGAGGGCAGCGCGCCCTCCGGCATGGTGAGATCGGCCAGCAGCCGGACCTTGCGCATCAGGCCGCTGCCGTCTGGATCAGGTAGCCGGCGCCAGCGCCGGCCACGACGGGGACGCGCTCGTAGCTGACCGGGTAGAACCAGGACTTGTGCACGTCGTCCCAGTAGGGCTGCTCGACGAGGGGATGCCCCTCCATCTCGTAGGTGTAGCCGTAGGTCGGCTGCGCGTTGTCGGCGGCGCCGGTCACCGTGTAGGCCAGGATCACGTCCGTGCCCCAGACATCCACCTGCGCGTCGGCGGCATCCAGCATCACGGCGGTGCCCACCACCACCCGCTCCAGCTCCCACAGGCTGGCCAGGATCTCGGTCGTGACGCTGTCGCGGCCGGTGTACTTGATGCGCTCGATGATCGCGGGGTTGCGGCGCAGCGCGGTCATCACGCGCGGGCCGATGATCGCCGTGTTGGGATACAGGCCGACCTGCGCACGGACCGCTTCGCGGCCGTTGTCGATGGCGATCTGGGGATCCACGCTGGCGTCGCTGAAGCGCGCGCCGGCGCCCAGCGCGATGCGGTTGCTGGCGGCATAAGTGGCCGTGGCGCGGGCCAGCGCCGCCGCTTCCTGCTCCAGGCTGTTCAGCGCCGCGCCCATGCCCTTCTGGCTGGCGACCATGCCGAGGTTGATGCCCGGCACACGCTCCGCGTCGCGGGCGTATTCCCGCGGCACCGGCACGTCGATCGCATCCTGCACCAGCGCATAGGGGCGGTTGCCGTAGCCCATGGGCAGGCGCTTCGTGGCGCCGCCGGGCGTGCGGCGCATGTTCAGCTGGCGGAACTCCTCCCGCCCGAACTCGATGATGGTGCCGCCGGCCACCGGCACCGGCACGCGCGGGAACAGGAAGGGCGCGACCAGGTTGTTGGGCCGGAAGCCGCGCGCGACGGTCGAGAGGACCGGATCGACGACCCGCGCCTGGCGCAGGCTGATGGACATGGACATGGCTCAGGGTTCTCCGGTCAGCGGCGCAGCAGGATCTCGACGAACTGGCCGGCGGCGGTCGCCGCCTGCAGCACGTCTCCCACCGCGAAGATCGGCGTATCGGCGCCGGTGATGATCGCGCCGTTGGCCGCGGTGGAGGTCACCTGAGTGCCGCCGGCGTTCAGGCTGATCATGGCGCCCACGATGACGCGCCCCTGGACGTCCACGGCGACGGTGTTGCCGATGGCGAGCGCGGCGCCGCTCTCGCAGATCGCCGTGCCGCAGACGGTCAGCGCGACTGCCTCGCCGGCGACGGCGTCGTGCTGGGCGATGCCCATGATCTTCTGGCCGACGGCATTGGCCTGCGCGCCGGCGAAGGTGACGCCGCGGCCGCGGCTGATCGGGCCGATGGCAGTCACCGACAGCGTCAGCAGGGATACATGCTGGGCCATTCGCGCCGCCTCCTCAGCCGGCCTTCTCGACCGCCAGCGCGGCGGTCACGTAGTCCACGGCCGGGTTGGCCTTCTGGTAGGCGAGCGCCTTGGCGTGCAGCGCCATGCGGTCCGGATCCACGGCGCGGCCCGCGAACTCCGCGGTCACCGGCGCGTCACCCGCGCCCGGCCCCTGGCCACCGGCCAGCTCGCGGAAGGCAACGGCGGCGGGCAGGCCCGACAGCATCTCGCGGAAGGCGACGACCTGCGGCTGCTTCACCGTCTTCGCGCCCGACCCGCTGCCGCGGCCATCCGGCTCGACGAAGGCGATCTCGACCTCGGCCGACAGCGTGCCCATGAAGGCGGCCACGCGCGGCGCCAGGCCCTGCGGCAGGCGGCCCTGCCGCACCAGGTCCTGCACGAAGGCGCGGTTGTCGGCATCGACCCGCTCCGCCTCGCGCTGGGCGAAGGCAGCCTCCCTCTCGGCGATCGCGCGCTCGCGCGACGCCAGCTCCTCGGCGCGTCGCGCCGCGTCCTCTTCGTTCACCGTGCGATCCTTGGCTTCGGGTGGGGTGGTGGCATTCGCGGCGACCGCGAACTCGATACTGACGACGTGCGGCTCTTCGGCCACGCCGAACTCCAGCGTCACGACCTGGTCGTCGTCCGCCGCGAACTGGACGGGCTTCAAACCCTTCACCGCGGGCGCGGCCGCGCCGAGGAAGCCGACATGCTTCAGGTAGTAGGCGCCGGGCGAGGGGTTCTGCGGATGACGCGGCGTGTAGAGTGCGATGCTTACCTTCTTGAAGCGGCCGTCGCGAACCATGTCGGCGAATGCGGGCTCAACCTGGTGGGGCTCGGCGAACAGGCCATCCGGTTCGCTGGTGAGCGTCTTGACCCAGCCATAGGCCGGCGCGTCTGTCGGCGGGTGACCCACCACGAGCGGCGCCTCCTCGCTTACCGTCGCGTAGGCGCGCGCCATCGCATCGAGGTCGGCCGCGCTGAATTCCAGCGTGCCGCCGCGCATCGGGGTGTGCGCCCCCGCCCGGAACAGATGGATGCGTCGCATGAGGCGCAGGATCGCGCGCACGCAGGGCCGGGTCGGTGCCCCACCAGAAGGGGATCGGGCGCCTGCCCCGCCGCGGCGATCAGGCGCGGCTGTGGCAGGGTGATGCGCGAGGGGGTGCCGATGCGCCTCGCGGGCTGGCTGCCGCCCTCTTAGGTGCTCTCAATTGGTCTTATTCGGCATACCGCCGGCCGGCGCCGACAACTGGCGCGCTGACCTCGCCTGTACGCAGCCAGTGCTCCTGGACATCCAGGGTGCGCGCGCAGGCCGCGAGCCTTTCGCGCCAGGGCGTGGCGCGCCCGTTCTCCCAGCGGGAAACCGCCTCCGGCAACACGCCGACGCAGCCGGCCAGATCGGCCTGCGACAACTTGGCCTGCATCCTGGCTGCGGCGATGCGGCGGCCTATGGCTGGGTCTGGGCGGGGCTTGCTCATCGGCGTGCCTGGGCGACGCGGGCCGCGAAGTCCTCGAATACCTCCAGGATCGTCGCCCGATCCTCGTCCGAGATCCCGAGGAAGGGGCGCGCCGGGATGGTCACGCTACTGGCGAAGACCAGGCGCTGTCCAAGCCGGAAGGCCAGGCGCGGGGCGGAGCGCGGGCGGATGGTGCCGCCGAACTGGTGGATGGCGCCGTAGATCTTGTTGGTGCCGACGCGCAGCGTGCGTCCTTCGACCTGGCTGGTGAGGCTGCCGAACAACCCGCCGCGCATCGCGCGCTCCCGCAGGATGCCAGGGCCGCGCTTGCCGGCGGCATAGGCCGGGTTCAGCCGCGGCCAGGCGCCTCCATCCGGCGCGCGCTCCTGGGTGATGCGATCGCGCGTGCTGCTGACCAGCAGCGGCCCCAGCGCCTTCATCGCTGGAGCAGGATCGCGGCCGAGGCGCGCCAGCGCGGCCAGCGCCTGGCGCAGCTGCTGGTCGTCGATGGTGACGCGCACGCCGCTCATGCGTCGCGCGCGATCGCGGGCGGGGCCGGCGGCCAATCGGCGGGCGTGGCGGCCGCCGGCGCCGGCAGGTCGCGCGCGTCGCGCCACGCGGCGCCGGGGTTGTAGTCCCAGCCAGGGTCGATCCCGACCGGCACCAGGTCGGTCCGCCCGCTGGCCGGATCGCGCCACGGCCGACGCTGGATCTCCGGCGCGGTGGACAGGCCGCCCTGCCGCGCCGCCTGGCGTTCGGTCAGCGTCTCGACCCAGCAGCCGCAGCCCCAGCCGTTGGGCGGGTAGTGCGTGCGCCACCAGGGGTCGTCGTGGCGCAGCGTCAGCCCGTCCCAGGCCTGGTGCTCGGGGCGCGGGTCGCGCGCGCCGCTGTGTCGGTATCGCCAGACCGGGGCCAGCGCGAGCACGTCCGGATCGGTCTGCTGCTCGTACTGGCCGGCGGCATAGGCGCCGCGCAGGTTCGTCTCGTAGACCAGGCGCGTGCGCCAGGCGGCGTAGCCGCGGCCGCGATCCTGCCAGCCCAGCCGCTGCATCAGCGGCGCCAGGTCGCGGCGGAATTCGGCCAGCGTGGTGCCCTGCTCGATCGCCTTCTGCACCGCGCCCCGCACGCCGGCCAGCACGTCGTCGGCCTGGACGCCGGCGACCATGAAGGCGCGGGAATGCGCGGCCTGCCACACATCGTCCCAGCGCCGCGTTCCGACGCTGAGCTTGCCGGCGAAGAAGCGCATGGCTTCCACCGGCGGCAGGGCCAGCGCCTCGGCGTCAGTCGTCACGGCGGGCGGGCCTGAGGCATTCGCCGTTGCACTCGCCATGGTTGGCGCAGCGGCAGGGCTGGCGCTGGCCTTCCTGCTGCGGCTGCGGCTGCGGCTGCGGTTCGGGGGCGGGTGTCATTCCCGCACCTTGCCCTGCACCTCGGCTGCGGCGGCCCAGTAGGCGGCGGCGAAGGCGGGCGCCAGCCTCTCGGCCAGCGGGCGCACGGGCAGCGCGCCGGCCAGGCGGGCCAGCCGCGTCTCCAGCTCGGCGAAGGTGGACGCGGCCTCCACCTCGGCGCGCACCGCATCCAGCAGCTGCTGCTGCGCGCCTTCGGCGTCGCGCGCCAGGCGCTCGGCCAGCGTGCTCACCGGCTCCTCCGGTCCGTCCTCGGCGAAGGCGGGATCGGCGTCATCCTCCTGCGGCGGCGGCTGCTGGCCGGTGGGGGCCGGGCGCTGGACGCGGCGATAGCCCTCGCCGTATTTCGTCCGCACGCTTTCCTCGGTGGGCTCGTAGCCGATCTCGAACAGCTTGCGGTCCAGCTCCGCCATCGCCAGCAGGTCCGGCTCCTCCGGCGCGCGGCGCCACACGGTGGGCGGTGCGGCGCCGGGGATGTTCAGTTCCGTGATCCAGCGCAGCAGGCCGCCGTTGATCTCGGCGCTCAGCAGGCCCGCATCCTGGTCCGCCAGTTCCTGCCGCACGCCGTCATGCGTCTCGGCCGCAGCGCGGCTGCCATTGCCCTGGATCTCGGTGGTCAGCGTCTCGCCCAGAACGATCTTGCTGATCTCGGCGTCCATTGCCGCGGTCAGCGCCTCGTGCAGGCGGCCGGTGGCGCTGCCGCCGACGCCGGCTTCCAGGAACTTGATCGTGGTGCCGGCGGGCACGACCAGGCCGCCGCCGCGCGCTAGGTCCGTCAGGGCGGCCGACAGCTTGCGGCGTTCCTCGTCCGGCGTGCCGGATGCCATCTCGGCGTAGATGAAGGGCAGGCCGAGCTTCTCCAGCAGCGCGTTCCACAGCGCCACGCCGTTGCGCTTGAAGTAGACCGGCCAGAACAGGTCATGCCCCAGGCCCCGCCCGTAGGGGTCCTCGTTCTCCTCGGCCCAGAAGCGCAGCATGATGAACTTGCGGTCGGGCACCTCGATCCCGTTGGTGGGATCCTCCCAGGTGAGCAGCCGGAGCCGTTCCTGCCGGTCCAGGCGGAAGCGGCGGGCGTTGCGCGGCTTGATCTGCGCCGGCACGATCCAGAAGCCGCGCAGCCCGCCTTCCAGCGTCAGTTCCGCCACTTCCCACAGCACCTCGGCCACGGCGTAGCCGGCCAGCACGGCGGACAGCAGGCCCTGGCAGGCGCGGTCGAAATTGGTACGCTTCAGCGCCGCGCGCACCAGCTCCGCCGCCAGCTGGTCGGCGGGCTCATCGCTGGCGGCATCCACTTCCCACTCCCGCGCGACGACCGCCTGGCGGCGCTTGCGCAGCACGCTGCCCGTGTGCCCATCGCGCGCCAGGTCCTGGTAGATCCGGATCCCGTCGCCGCCGCCGCGGCGCAGCAGGATGTCGTCGCGGGTGGTGAGCGTGAAGCCGCTGACCGGCGCGGTGACGTCGCGCGCGATGGACGCGATCTCAACCCGCAAATCCTGCGGCAGCCGCGCGTCGCCGGTGCTCTCGCTCATGCGTCGTCGCCCTTCATGCGCCGGGCCGGACGCCGCGCTGCCGGCGCGCAGGCGGCACCGGCTGGTCCGCCCATCTCTTCTCCGGCTTGTCCCGGAGCTTCGGCTCCTTCTTCGGGATCAGGTCTGGGAACTGGTGGTCGGGCAGCGCCGCGACCTGCTCGCGGTAGCGCCAGGCCAGCAGGTGCACCATGTCGCGCTGCCGCTCGGTCAGGTCTTCCGGCTTGCGGAAGCACACATCGGCGACGAAGCCGTGGTCCCAGTCGCGCAGCCGCATCGCCGGATCGTTCAGCGCCGCCATGCGGCGGCGGAGGATCGTGTGCTCTTCGGGGGTCAGTGGCTCAGCCATCCGCGCCGTCCTTCGTCGCACGCCAGATCCGCACGACGCGCGCGCTTTCGGTGCGCGTGACCGCTCCGCCCTTGCCCCACAGCCGCCGCGCGGAGGTCGAGATCGTCGCCTGCCATGCCGCCGCGGTCAGGCCGTCCGGCACGCGCAGCGCCATGGACTGGCCGGGCAGCAGCGGCCGCAGCAGCCCGGCCAGGTCCCAGCGCATCTTCGGGTTGCGCTTCGGCGGCGGGCTGAGGTCGTCGCGCGGCGCCTCGAACTCCACGCCACGCGCGCTGCGGCGGAACTCGGCCATCGTCAGTCCTCGCCATGCGGGCCGCCCCACGGACCGGGCGCGGCCTGGGCCTGCAGGCGCGCCAGGCGCTCGCAGGCGACATCGAAGTAGCGTCGCTCCGCCTCGATCCCGATGCAGTCATGGCCAAGCTGCTGCGCCGCCACCAGCGTGCTGCCGCTGCCCATCCAGGGGTCGAGTATCAGCCCGGCCTGCGGGACGCGCGCTTCGCGGATGCACCAGCGCATGATCGCCACCGGCTTCTGGGTCGGGTGCACGCGCGGGCGGCCCGGGCCGATATCCTCGCGGCCTTCCTTGCCCACGCGGTAGCCATCCCACAGCAGCCGGTAGATCCGCATGGGGCGCTGCACCGGCCGCCTCGCGCGGCCACGGACCCGCCGCGGGAAGGGCCGATCGAGCACCAGCGCTGCCTCCCCGTCGCCCTGGCAGCGCCGGCTGCCATCCGGCCGCTTGTCCCAGACCAGCCAGGATCCGGGCGGAAGACGATCCGCGAAGCGGTGCGCACCCCACAGCAGGATGATGTCCGCCACCTGCAGCCAGGGCGCCGGATCGAAGGGATGGTCGTCGCCCAGGATCGGCGGATACTCCTTCGAAGGCTGCCCCTTCACGCGCACGTTGGTCTTGAGCTTCTGGCCGTAGGGCGGATCGGCGATCACCGCGGCGGGGCGCGGCAGCGTGGGCGCGATCTCGCGGCAGTCGCCGAACCAGAGCGTGGCCCCGCCGATCTGCACGCATTCAGGCGCCGGCATCTTCGCCCCCTTCCACCAGGTCCGCTTCGTAAGGCGCCGGCGAAACATGCCACCAGTGGTCCGCCGCCACGATCGCGGCGCAGCCGCGCGCCGCGTCGAGCAGGATCAACTCGCCCTGGCTGCCGACCTCCAGCTCCGCCACGTCGGTCACGACCAGGTCGCCGGACGGGCCGAACACCACGTAGTCGCGCACCACGGTGTCGGTCTGGTTATGCTGCCCGATGTCCATCGTCGCCTCCGTCATCCCAGGTAGTCCGCCACGCCCAAGCCCGCGCCAGAGCCGACGCCCACGAAGCCCGCGTACGGCGGTTCCGCCGGCCGAGACACCGGCGCGAAGCGCCCATCGCCCACGTCGCGGCCGGCGGCATAGATCGCCAGCGCGGCGGCGATCGCCGCGTCGCCATGGCGCTGCCCGCCCGCCTTGTCCTTCTCCTCGCCCTTCTCGACCTGGCGCTTGTCCGGCACGCGGGCCACGCCGCGCACCAGCTCGAGCTGGCGGAAGTCGTCCACCACGCCGGCGTCAGCCGGGATGGTCAGGCCGCCATCTTCGAAGGCGGCCTTCAGCTTCGGCATGTGCGCGCGATACCAGGCCTCGGTCAGGTGGATGCCCTCGGCGCGGTGCGCGCCGTAGCGCTGCACGGTGACCTCGGCCAGGTAGGCGCCGTTGCCGGTGGCATCCAGCGCCACGCCCGACAGCCGCGGCAGACGGTCCAGCACGTAGTGCAGGATCTGCTTCTGCTGCTCGAAGGGCACGTTCCGCAGCTCGATCACGAAGGGCGCCCGCCGCACTAGGTCTTCCGACACCTGCACCGGCCAGAAGACCGAGAGGTCGCCCACGCGGGCGAAGTCGCCGCCCAGCGCGTGGCGGAACAGGGGCGCCAGTGCGCGCAGCCGGGCGCCGACCTGGTCCTCGCACCAGGCCAGCACGTGCCGCTCCCGCGCGTGGTCGGGCAGGTGGACGAAGGCATCGTCGCAGCGCAGCCGCAGCACCGGCACGGTCCGGTCGGCGCGGGCCTCGATCAGGTGCAGCGGCAGGAACTTCCCCGATCCCGCGCGGGGGATCACGTCCAGCTCCTCGCCGGCGCCGTCGCCATAGAAGCCGCGGATCTCGTCGCGCCAGGCGGCCTCTGCCTCCGGCGTCCATTCGCGGCCGCGCACCAGGCAGATGCGCTGATACAGGCCGTCGCGCAGGGCGTCGTCGAACGTGGTGCGCAGCACGGCGCCGCGCTTGCGGCCCGCGCGGATGTCCTGGATCAGCTCGTTGAACGGGTTCTCCACGCCGTCATGGGTGGAGATCACCAGCACGCGCCCACCCCAGATCAGCAGCGCCAGCGCGGCCTTCAGCAGCTCCGCCAGCTGGTCGTGGAAGGCGGCCTCGTCGATCACCACGAAGCCCTGCCGGCCGCGCAGGCTTCGCGGGCGGGACGCCAGGGCGACGATCTCGAAGCCGGAGGCGAAGGCGATGCGGAAGGCGGCGATGTGCCGGTCCCCGCCATCCTTGTCCTGGTCGGCGAACAGGAACTCCGCCATCTCGCCGGCGGCCAGGCCAAGGGCCCGCGCCCACATGCCGCAGACGCCGATGAACTCCCGCGCCATGTCCAGGTTGTAGCCGATGTAGAGGCTGTCCATGCCGCCGGCGCTGCGCTGCGCGCCGCTGGTCAGCACGGCCTGCGCGCCCACGCCCCACGTCGCGCCGATGCGGCGGGACTTCTCGATGACCGTCAGCGCGTGCGCGCTGACCGTGGCCAGCAGCGCGCGCTGGTAGGGCAGCAGCACGCCGTCGGCCCCATTGGGCAGCGTGGGCATGGTCGCCACGGCGTCCTGCCGGTGGCGCGCCCAGTCCTCCGCGGTGATCGGGCCGGGATCGGTCACGTGGCGGCTTTCGCGCCCCGTGCCGGCGCAGCCGGCTGGACACCGAGAATGCTCGCCTTGATGGCGTCGATCGTGGCGGCGGACAGCCCCTTCTCCCGCGCCATGCTCTCGGCGGCGGTGGCGGCGGCCCTCGTCGCGCGCGCGGCCGCGCGCTTCTCCGCGCGCTCGATGAATTCCACGTCGTGGCGGCTGGCCTTGGTCAGGTGTTCCAAGGCCTTCGCCAGCAGCATCGCGCCCTGCGGATCCCCGGCCAGCGCGGCACGGCCGCTTTCTGCCGCCTCATCGCCCTCGGCCATGAACAGATCCAGGATCGCCCCGTGCAGCAGTTCGATGTTCAGCCGCGCGGTCTTGCTTTCGGGCTGGTCGCCGAACTTGCGCACCAGCGCTTCGGCCACGGCGCGGCTGCGGCGCAGCTTTTCGCCCGCGGCGGCAAGCTTCTGGGTATAGCGACCCAACGCGCTGCGGCTGACCTCGACCGACATGCCCTCCAGGTGGGCCAGGATCTCATCCAGCGTGCGCCCCTGGTCGAGCAGCCGGCCGATGGCGTCGCGCACCTCGGGCCCCAGGCGATCCACGGTGGATTTGCGCGCCATGCCGGCTCAACCCGGCGCGGGCCGCGCGACGCCGGGCCAGGGGCGGCCCTGCGCCACCTCCAGCCCCGTGCGCGTCAGCTTGCCGATCCACAGCATCTCGCCGCCGGCGTCGAGCTTCTCGACCGTGACCAGGCCATGCGTCTCCAGCCAGGCCAGGTGGGCGCGCAGCACGTCGCGGCCGACCACGCCCAGCCGCAGGCGCGCCAGCATCCTTTCCACCAGGGTCTCGTTGAGGCTGTAGTCATGGGCCTCCGAGAGGCATCTCAGGATCACCAGGCGGCGATCCTCATCCAGCAGGGCCTGCAGGCTCATGGCTTCGGCTTTCCCTTGCCCAGCTCGTGCTGGATGAGCAGGCCCAGGTCGCGCTCCACGCGCGCGACCCCTTCGCGCACGCCGTCCACCCGCGCGCCGATCGCCGCGAAGCCGCTTTCCACCGCGCTCAGCCGCGCGTGGATCTGCTGCACGTCGTTATGGGTGGGCATCCGCGACAGCCGCGCGTCGATCTCGTCCATCCGCTCGCCGAGCTTGGCCACGTCGGCGCGGGATGCGAAGTCGCCCGCGAAGCGCGCGCGCAGCAGCCACACCACCAGTCCGGAGGCGAAGGTGGCGACGGTGACGACGGCCGCGATGGCGGACCAGTTGATGCCCAGGATCATGGCCGGGTCGCGCGAACAGCGCGCCCCTGCGGCAACGCCTCCGCCGGGTCGTCCATCACGCGGTCCAGCGATGCCGGCCGGCGATCCTCCGGCCGAGGCGGGGCCTGGCGCAGGCGGTGGCGGCGCAGCAGCTCCTGCCGCTCGCGTTCGGCCATATCGGCCGCCCAGTCCGCGTCATCCATGGAAGGCCGTGCTCCCCGCCGGCTTGGGCATCCGGGCGCGGATCATCTGGTCGAGATCCGTCGTCTCGATGCCGAAGTGCGCCAGCGCGTCGGGCACGCGGCGCTGCACGTAGTCCCGCGCGACCTCGGCCGCGACCACGGCGCGGACGGGCAGATCGGGGCCGGTGACGCGGCGCCGCGCCTCGGCCAGGCCGAATTCCACGGCGCGGTCCAGCGCGGCCGTCAGGTAGCCGCGCACCTCGGCATCGGCCCTCAGGCGCAGGAACTGTCGCAGGCGAAGCAGCACGAAGCTGCCCAGCATCAGCACGGCGGCGCCGGCGATCTGGAGCAGCGCCTCGGTCAGCGCGGTCATCGTGACAGGAACTCCTGGCCAATGGCCGCCAGCGCGGCCCTGTAGCGGCGGCGCACGTCGGCCATGCCGACCAGCCCGCCATTGATCATGCGGCGCACCTGTTCGATGTCGCCGGCGTCCGCGGGCGCATTGCAGCCGCGCCAGGACCAGAAGCGCGTGGCGCTTTCGGCGGCGCCCGGTTTCGTTTCCAGCCAGGCCGGCAGGCTTTCGATCGGGCGGCCTGTGGCGATCGCCAGGCGGGCATAGTTGTCGCGCCCGGTGGTCTGCAGCAGGCCGCGCCCACGGAAGCGCCAGCCGTCGCCCGGGCCGATGTTGCCCATGCGACCGCCATACACGCGCTCCGCCAGGGCTTCCGGGTTGCGGGCGAAGGGGCTGGCGGCAAGGGCATCGGGGAAGCGGGACGGCCAGACCCGCACCAGGCGCTCGGCCGAATAGCTCATGTTCTCCACCAGCCGCGCGAAGCCGCCGGTCTCATGCAGCGCATTCGCCAGGAAGGCTGCCAGGCGCTGCGGCGTGGTGATCTCAGCGGCGGCGCAGGCGGGCGGCAGCACGGCCGCCCACCCGAGTGGATCTGCCGCACCCAGCCGGCGCAGCAGCCCAGCGGTCGGGGAGATGGTGGCGGCGGCTGGCATGGCCGCGAGGATCGCGTGCGCGCGGGGGCGGGTCGGCGCCCCGTGTGCGGGGTGCCTAGCCGAACAGGTCCGGCTGGCTGGTGGTGAGGCCGCGCAGCTGGAGATACTTGTGCACGGCGCTCTCGCCGATGCCGAGCTTGCGCGCGATCTGCGCATAGCTCAGCCCTTCGGCGCGGTAGATCCAGATCCGCCAGGGCTTGGCCAGGGGCACCTTCACCGTCTCGCCGCCGCGCCATTCGGACAGGGCGCGCGCCGCATCCAGGCCGATGGCGCGCGCCAGCGCGCTGCCCTGGTTCACGCCCTTCGGGATCTTCACGCGCGTGCCGCCATGCGCCTCGATCAGCGCCAGCGTGGCGGCGGCGCCGATGCGGTCCGCCAGGAAGGCCAGCTCGGCCGGCGGCGGATGCGCCGCAAGCGCCTGCTGCCGCACGCCCCCGGGCGCGGCGGCGAAGCGATCGGCGCCACGGCGCGCGTCGTGGCGAAGGGACGCCTTCGGCGTGACGGCCGCGCGCGTTCTCATGCGACGACGCCTCTTGCGTCGCGGCGCCAGGCCGGCTTCTGATCGCGCCAGGAACGAAGGAGCCCCCGATGCGTCGCCCCCTGATCGCCGCGCTGCTGCTGCTGCCCACGATGGCGGTCGCGCAGCAGCCTGCGCCGCCCGTGCCGGAGTGGAACGTCCAGGCCCACTGCGAACGTCAGAACCGCATCATGGCGACCGAG